CGTAGTCATTTTGATTTCATTAGTGCTGACGGCTCAACTCTGGTTGAAGTTAAAAACTATAATTCTCTTACCCGTAATAAGTTTGATCCTGATACTAATCGTATCCCCGATGCTGATTACGCTCAGTTATTGCACGAAAGTGCTGTTCATAGGATTCCAAAAGTTGTTTTAGCTGTTCTTTTTGGTGGACAAGAATTCCAGACCTTTGAATTCAATTTTACAGAACAAGAACAAACAGATCTGATTAAGAAGATGGCTGTCTTTTGGGGTCATGTTAAAGCTGATACAACGCCAGCACCACAGACGATTGAAGAAACGAAGCTAGTTTACTCGCAGTCTAATGATGGGGTGATTGTAGCCACAGGCACATTAGAACGCACTATCGGTGATTTAAAGGCTATTAAAGGCAAGATTAAAGAGTTAGAAACAGTTGCGGAACAATGGGAAGTCCAAATACGTAATGAATTGGCGGATAAAGCTGAAATACGCTCTTTTGATGGCAATACTTTAGTGACTTGGAAGTCCTCAAAGCCGAGCATGAGATTTAGTGCTGATCTCTTTAAAACCAGTATGCCAGATTTGTACGAGAAATACATTGTCGAGATGGCAGGTTCTAGGAGGTTTCTTATCAAATGAATAATCTTGATTTCGCAGTTTACGTTATGGCAGCAAGTAGCGTGATTGAAACAATCCTAACTTTAATGGAGAAATTTACATGAAAGATATTCCAGAATACGAAGGTTTATATGCAGTTACTCAAGATGGATTAATTTGGACATATCCTAATAACATTCATGATGGTAGGTTTTTAAAATCATCAATAACAAAATGTGGATATGAACAGGTGGTTCTATCTAAAAAAGGTAAAACAAAACATTTTTATGTGCATCGTTTAGTTGCTCAAGTTTATCTATTGCAAGACGAAAACAGAAATTGCGTTAATCATAAAAATGGTATTAAAACTGATAACAGAGTTTTTAATCTCGAATGGGTAACGCATTCAGAAAATAAACAACACGCATTTAAGACTGGTTTAACTAAAATGCAGCCATCTCAAATAGCGGCTTCAAGACGCAATATCACGCAATACAACCTAACTAAAGGAAAAGATCATGTCCAGCATAATGTCGTTTGACGATAAAGTAAAACTTGCAGAAGCGTTTGCCAAGTCCAAGTTATTTGGCATGACAGATGCAAATCAAGTGTTAGCACTCATGGCAGTTTGTGAGGCAGAAGGATTACATCCTGCTAAAGCGGTTCAAGAATATCATGTCATTCAAGGCAGACCCGCTCTCAAAGCAGATGCAATGTTAGCGAGATTTCAAAACGCAGGAGGTAAAGTTACATGGAGAGATTACACAGATGCTAAAGTCACAGGAGTCTTTAGTCACCCTAATGGGGGTGAACTTGCAGTTGAATGGACTATTGAACAAGCTCAACGGATCGGACTTGTTAAGCCAGGTTCAGGTTGGCAGAAGTTTCCCAGAGCAATGCTCCGTTCTCGTTGCATTAGCGAAGGCATTAGATCAGTATTCCCAGGATCAGTCACAGGATTTTATAGCCCAGAAGAAGTCCAAGATTTTGAGCCATCAAGAGGAGTTAAAGACATTTCCGTGGAACAGTTACAACAATCCGTAGCACCCACAGTTTATGCAGGTGATACACCCATCCAATTAGCAAGCATCAAAGAGGATTTAGTGGATACGATCCCTTTATATGTTCCTGGTCAGTCAGAGGCTTATGCTAATTACTTTAACGAGCATGATTGGATTATTGGGTATGTGGATATGTTAAGACGTATCGCCACAAGCAAGAAGTTGTCCGAAGAAGATAAGCATCAAAAGAACGTAGATTTAAAATCCATGAACTCAGCGATTGTTAATGAATTTAACAGTACAGACATTGCTAAGTTGTTAGGCAGCATTGAAACTTTAAAAAAGGAGCTACAAAATGGCTAATGGTCATATTCCACAGTTGGGCAAAGGTGTTTTATTTCAAAACGAAAAGAAAACCTCTGAAAAGTCACCTGATTACAAGGGAACGCTGTTATTAAGCAAAGATTACAAGGCAGGACAGACTCTCAAGATCTCAGGATGGTTAAAAACCACACCACAGGGTCACCTAGTGAGCTTGTCAGAAGATAATTGGGTTCCAAAGCCACAAGACGGTAGTCCAGCACCTTCTTATCCTAGAGAACTGAATAAAGATGGTGGGGATGTTCCCTGGTGATCTTAATGTACTTACCTTACCCTCCAAGTATTAATAACTACTGGATTGCAAGCGGACACAGACGCTTTATCAGCCAACGGGGAAAAGATTTTAAAGCTGCCGTGTCTGAGTACGTGATCGAGCATGATATTCCTAAACTTGGGGGGATTCAGGTGATTGTTGACATTATTTTAAGACCTCAAAACAAAAGACTCATGGATATTGATAATTGCATCAAACCTATACTTGATGCTATACAGGATGCAGGAGTTATTGATGATGATGTACAGGTAGCTAAAGTCACGATTGAGCGTGGTTTGGTGCATAAAGGTGGGAGTTGCGTTGTAATGATTTTTCCCGCAAGCCAAGATGTGAATTTAGCGTTAATTAGCTAGATAGTTAGGTGGTTGCGCCAGCCGACTTTCTTGGTAGCTGGCATCCTAACAATAAGGAGATTTAAACATGAACGTGCCTTACGATACTGGAAAAGTAAAGATTGGTATCAATTATCAACCCCCACCATTTGTGGAAAGCGATAAAGATATGTTGTTTTTGCAAGAATGTTTGTTAACTGAAAAGACTGTATTTTCTTTTTTCAGAGATATGTGGAAGGTTCTGACATTATGACTGCAAATGAACTTGCTGATATAAATGAGTGGTCTTGTTGTGCGTATAGTAAAGAAGTTTCTGCCATGCTGCGCCAGCAACAAGCTGAAATAGAAGCGTTGAAAAAACAAATACTTGATTGGGAAAATATCAATAAGCCTAATCCGTTTATTGGATGGGAAAAGAGTTTGGTAGCTGTAGATTCAAACCCAAATAGCGGATTAGGTGGAATTGCATTAAAGAAAGAGAGTGAGAAATGATCGCTGAAACCTCATTAATTTCTTATCAAGAGCATATTCTTTCTGGAAAGATGGGAGAACAATCCAACACCATCTATAAATTCATGAAGCCAGGCGTTAGTTATTCAAGGCGTGAACTCTCTAAACTGATCGGCATTGAATTGTCATCTGTTTGTGGCAGAGTCAACGAATTACTTGAAATGGGACTGATTGAAGAAGGATGCAAACGTAAATGTTTAATCTCTGGAAAACTTATTTCACCTGTTATTAAGGATGCTTTATTTTGAATTTATCTATCTTCTCGCTCTATTGGGACAATATTGATGATCGTATTGTTGATCAACAAAAGAAAGTTATGGATAAGATGCAGCTCCCTATCCAACAACATCGGATTCATTTATATGAGCATGGTTCGTGGATGGAATGGGTTATGCGTAAAAGTAGAGATCTTATTCTGTTTGTGGACATTGACTGTATTGTTCTTGATCGTAAGAAAGTGCTGGATTACGCTGAGAAGGGATCCAATGGCACATTAGTGGGCAATATACAAGCAACCAATCATTTAGGTGAAGAAGTGGCTTCTCGCACCTTTGCAGCACCTTCTTTCCTCTTTGTTAACAAAATTATGTGGGAAACGCTGAATAAACCTTCTTTTAAATCATCTTCTCATGGAGATATTGCTCAAGGATTAACAGATATGTGGAGGCATCGAGGCGTACCCGTTGAGTTGATTCCAATTACTCACGTTGAAAAACCAAAATGGAACTTGCCAGAACAAGAATTAGCTTACGGCATTGGAACAACATTTGGTGATTGCAACTACCATTTGTTTGAATCACGTGAAAACGTCAATATTGATCGGTTTTTAGCTAAATGTGATGGGGTTTTAAATGGCTAGGGTGGCAATAATTACGCCAACAGTCAAAACACCTCATTTAGAGAGATGTATCAATTCCGTTAAAAAACAAACACTTAGGACTGAGCATTACATCATAAATGATGGAAAACCCGATTTTTCTTGTGGCGGGGAACACATTATCAATTTGCCAGAAAATACAGGAAGGGCAGCAGGTAAATTATGGAATGGGCAACGGATTTACGCAGGATTGCCATTTTTAATTAACGCTGATTACATTTTATTTTTGGATGAAGATAATTGGTTGGAGCCAGACCATGTGGAAAGCATGGTTGATTTAATGATGACCAAGAAATTAGATTGGTGTTACAGCTTACGTAACATCATGAACAAAGAAGGCTCGTATATGTGCCGTGATGATTGCGAGTCACTCGGTAAATGGGCTACCTTTTATGACCCTAACCTATCCTTTGTGGACACCTCTTGTTACTGTATCAGGGGTGACATAGCACCTTTAGTATCTCCTTATTTTTATACTGGGGGATGGGGCGAGGACAGAATATTCTATAAAAATCTATCAGAACGGTTCCCTAAGTATGAATGTACAGGCAAGTACACCGTCAACTACAGAGCCAGACCTGATCTGATCAATATGTTTAAGCAAGGTAATGAAATTATGAAAGTATTACAACCGACTCAACCATGGAGAAAGCAATGACCAAGAAATTAACCGCAGCAATTAAACCTACAGTTAAAGCTAAAGCAAAAGTTGTGCCAAAGACTGTTAAAGAAAACAAAATAAAACTATTTATTGCAACTCCAATGTACGGTGGTCAATGTACAGGTTATTACGCTCAGAGTATTTTACAGATGTCACAGTTGTTAGGCAGTCATGGCATTGAATGTATGTTCTCATTCATGTTTAATGAGTCGCTCATTACACGAGCTAGGAACGCCCTCACTAAAGCATTTATAAACTCAGATGCAACTCATTTAATGTTTATTGATGCTGATATTAAGTTTAGACCCAGCGACATTATGCACATGATTGCTGCTGACAAAGATGTTTTGGGTGGCATTTACCCGAAGAAAGAGATTAATTGGGATACCGTTAAACGAGCCATGGATGATCAGGTTCCAAGCGATCAACTCAAGCATCACACAGGTAGTTTTGTGGTTAATCTAGTCAATTACGTCAATAGCGTAACCGTTCCCCTTAATGCACCCGTAGAAATTTACAATGCGGGTACTGGATTCTTGTTAATCAAGCGTAATGTGTTTAAAAGACTTGAAAAACACGTACCAATTTATTACAACGATGTCATGGATCTCGGAAAGAGCCTTAAAAACAATGATCCTATTCATGAATACTTTGCAACAAGCATTGAACCTGAAACACAGCGTTTACTGTCTGAGGATTATCATTTTTGCTATATTTGGAGAAAAATTGGGGGCAAAGTGTTTGCAGCACCATGGGCAGAACTCTCACACATCGGTACTTATGCCTTTGAAGGTAGATTGACCCCCGCAGCATGAGTTATTCACCTCATCAATCCAATCCGAACCAACGTTTGATTAATTTGGCAACTCACGCCATTAATTATGCGTTTAACAACACCGTTAAAACGCCTTTAAAAGACTTACCAGACTCTCAGTATATGAATATCTATCCTGGAGAGCATTATCGGCTCCTAAAGGCTATTATGGCGATTGAAGAACCTAAGAATGTTGTAGAGATTGGTACATTTACAGGCATGGGAGTGGTTGCCATGTTTGAAGATCGCCCCAACTCAAAAATTACCACATTTGATCTGAAATTTTGGCATGAATTTGCAACTCATTTAGATAAATCTTATTTTCATTCATTAAGGGTTCATCAATCACTTGCAGATTTATCCGACCCTGAAATGTTTATTAAATATTATGAGATATTAAATGAAGCTGATTTTATATTTATGGATGGTCCTAAAGACGGGGTATTTGAATATAAAATGATGGAATTATTTAAAAAATTAACGTCAAAAGAAGGTCGAATATTGATGATTGATGATATTTGGTTTGATAATATGGTTCCATTATGGAGAGCTATTCAACACCCCAAAGTGGATATGACTTCATTTGGTCATTGGTCAGGCACGGGATTAGTCGATATTAGCGACAGTTCCAGCGTTTTCTAGCAGCCTTACCACGTGGACCCTTCCAATTCCGAGAACGAGCGCAGAATGAGTTATGTCGTGATCCTGATTTTTGTGGGGCTTTTAAGTTTGAGCCTGTTGCTCTGTTGTATTTTCTTCTGCCTTTTTCTGTTAAGCCACCCCCTTTAGAAACTGAGAGTTTCTCTCCACGACCTACGGAAAGGTTTGGCTTATCACTCATTTAAGGAGCATTACCACCTACAGGGTAAATAGAACCTTCAGGAGCTTGTGTAAAAGCAGTTTCACCTTGTTTTACATGGTTAGAATCCCAAGGACTTTCCATAATTGGACCATAACAACTTGCCAATTTAACCCCGTTGACTTTTTTGGCTTGTATCTGACATGGAAATGACCACATATTACTCATGCCTGTGACTGGCGTACTCCCCACAGTAAATGATCTAAATACTGCTGGCACAGTAGACCAACTCGGTGCTTGTGGATAATTTGTGACGGGTGGTACACCAAATAATGACCAAACCATGCCAGGCTTACTGTCGCATGAACCATTCATTAAATTTAAATCAGCAATAGCATCTCCTGTTAAAACAGGGCAGACTGCCATTCCCTCTTTAAAGACTTTCCCATTAACAGTCATGGTTTTACCAGTTGGCGTTGTAGCACTTGCTGCACATAAAGCGTACTCACCTTTACAAACTGCAATGGTGTGAGCTTGAGTATTAAAAACAATAAATAATAAAATTGGAATCATAAGTTTACGCATGAATCATATTCTCCGATAAAGTTTGAACACTTGCAACACGAGCCAGCCATCCCTTGCCAAAAGTGGCAAATGTAGGTAATGATCTGTAAAAATGATTTTTGGCTTCAGAAAACTTATCGAGCATTTCAATAGGATTTGTTTCTTCAATAAGTGCAAGAGTTTTAGGACCAATGACACCATCTGCCGTTGCTCCAATAGCTTCTTGAAGTAATTTAATTGCTCTGCTACAACCCATATTGACCGAAGCATCAAATAAGGCATAATCCACCCCCGTTGGCAGTAAATCGCATTTACAGGCATCCCAAAATGTTTTTTTATAGAACGGGATAACCATTTGTTTTGTTAATGCAGCCATTTCACCTGCACCGACAGAACGGTTTAAATATTCCGCCCACGATGCTTTAGTAACACCAAGGTTTGTTTCGCCACCAGGATCTCTAGGATCATTAGCGTAACCACCCTCAGATTTAAATACGTTTTGCATTGCAACATCAAAATTCTCAATCATTTTTTTATCCTCTTTACTGTTTTTCTAGCTGTTGTTTTAACTGGCGTTCTTTTAACTGGTTCTTTAATTATTGGCGTAACAATAAATTTTGTTTCGCCACCAGGATCTCTAGGATCATTAGCGTAACCACCCTCAGATTTAAATACGTTTTGCATTGCAACATCAAAATTCTCAATCATTTTTTTATCCTCTTTACTGTTTTTCTAGCTGTTTTTCTAGCTGTTGTTTTAACTGGCGTTCTTTTAACTGGTTCTTTAATTATTGGCGTAACAATAAATTTCTTTTTTGCCCATATTACCGCAAAAGTTATACCTATGATTGATAAGCCTATATCTTTTAAAAACCAAAATGTTGATGCTGGAGCATTGGGTCTATCAAACCCCATAAACAATGCCCATCCTTGATACATTAAACCAGCAGAAGCAACAGCAAATCCTATTCTTGCAAACCTTGGCCATTTTTCAAATTGATAACTAAATATTGCAAACCAAAATAATAAACAAGCAGCTATTGGGTCTACGAACGTCATAATGTCTAGCACATTCATTTTGTAACCTTTCTGATTGGTTTTGATGCTTGTTCTTCTAGCCTATTGCGTAGTATTTTGACTATCGGTGCTATAAAACAACCGTTAATTGCTGCACATATAAATAAAGCAGAACTATCATTAGGCAAATTAAATCCTAATTTGTCATGGATTAACATTAAGGTAAAAGGAGAACCAACGGCAGATATAAAGAATCCACCAAAAATTAATGCAATAGTTTGACCAGTTTTGGACAATGGTGAAATTGCCCAAGACATTGCTAATCCTGAAGCAGCACCTATACCTTTAGCCAACCATTCAAAAAGTTCCATTTTTTTACTTTCATTTTGACGCTACTCCTTGCGTTTTTTCAAATGTTCTTAATCCACCCATGCCGAGCATACCCATCATGAGTTGCCACAGATTATCATCAAGTCCTGGCATTGTTTTGCCCAAGACATTGCTAATCCTGAAGCAGCACCTATACCTTTAGCCAACCATTCAAAAAGTTCCATTTTTTTACTTTCATTTTGACGCTACTCCTTGCGTTTTTTCAAATGTTCTTAGACCACCCATGCCGAGCATACCCATCATGAGTTGCCACAGATTATCATCAAGTCCTGGCATCGTTGGTATTTGAAATCCCGCCGTCATTAATAACCAAGTCAGCAAAGGTTTGAATAAATATTGATAAGCAAGAGCTAAAGCACAAACCCAGCCAATTGCAGGTCGCCAGCCTGATACAAACACAGATGAACTGGCAGCTTCTTGTTTATTAATATCAGTTTGAGCCGTCATAATTGCTAACTGCCCATTTTGTTGCAACTCTAATAATCTGAGTTTAGCTTCCGATGCTTGAGCAGGATCAGGAAACAACTTATTAATTAATGTTGTCCCTAAATCCAATGCTGCCGAGATCGGATCCAATGACATTACAATCCTTCACCTGGAGTAATGTAAACACTTGCATTAGCAGCATCACCAATTATTCTGGCGTATACGCTTGTATTGGAATTGACTTGAGGTCCTGTAAATACCTTGTAACCAAAAGGCGGTACAGCAAGAACGTATACGGGTCCGTTATCTGGCAACGCCACGTTAAATGTATTGGTTGGATTAATCCATACATAAACTGCGTTATTTACATCTGCATTAGATACATAGTATTGGTTTGAAGGACTATCAGCCGTTATAGTAAACACGTTAGATTGCGTGTTGGCAGCACCAGCCACAACAACCTTAACGGTTTTCCCCATTGGTTGAAACGCAATATTATTAGCCATTAAATAATGTCCTTCCCACCTGCATTGCCTGGTTTAGAAGTATTAGAAATTTTAGAACTAAATGGTTTGTCAGAAAAATCAAATACTGATCTGTAACCACCAGCAGGTAATTCTCCAACTTGCCATCTTTCATGACTAATTGTGTTATCAGAAGGTTTCTGAGGACGTATTGGTCTTGAATATTTTTGTGACCAATTTAAATTATCATTGTTTTTCGGAACTGTACTTTTCTTCTCTAACTCTTTCATTTTGTTTCCTTTCCTTGGAATTTAATAAAGCGTAACTGAAAATTGCAAAAAACGCCATCGTTGCTAATCTCTCCCATCTTGGATCCCACATTGTCCAACACGCTAATCCGAACGAAAGACCCAAACACAAGATCACCAATAAACGGTCTGAGATGACCCCTAACGCTATACGTACCATTGCTACTGCATCCATTTTTATCCCCAAAAGTGTTAATCAACACTTATTCTAACCTTCTTCATCATCTGTGACAAATCCTGATCCCCACTCATCGTCAGAAATTTTCTGTTTTAATTTCTCGATGTTAATGGCACGATCAATCACTTTACACTTATCAGTTAAGGATGCTAGGTCATCATTCATGACGGAGATTAACAATTGACTGACTGCGTTCTCCAGTTCTGAATTTAAACCTTTACTTTTTTTGCTCATCTTTTAGCTTTACGCTTTGTGTTACGCTTTGTGCTAATTTTGTGACGTTTTGCATGATTATGGAGCTTTGTTATACCTTCCGCTCTATCACCAGGTGTTATTCTTGGGGGTTTACCCTTACCTACATTTTTTTTCATGATCTTCCTCTTTTATGTTTACGAGATTTACGTGCTGTATTTAAAGCAATTGCAACCGCTTGTTTCTGTGGTCTGCCTTTTGATGTCAACTCCATAATGTTGCGAGTAATGGCTTGTTTTGATTTACCTTTTTCTAATGGCAT